GAGCTGATATGGCTGGGGTGCAGGATACGATGTTGGGTATGGCTAAGAGTGGTACTAGCGGGGTTCTGGCTAACACTTTGCAAGCCGCCGCTATGACACGGCAAAGCTTTAAGATGTTGGCTTTGGATGAAAGTTATAAGCGACAGGCCCGGTTAGAAATCTATTTGATGCAACAGTTCTACGAGTTCCAGGATCCGCGTTTGACTAAACAGTTTGGTAGTGGTGAATGGTTGTTGTGGAGTGAAGGTATGCGTAACCTGTTATGGGATGTCAGTGTGGAAAGCCAATCTGATCTGCCTCATAACCAGGTGGCCAGAATCAATTATGCTATCCAGCTGTTACAGCTAGGCGTTTACGATATTGAAGAGTTTGTTCAGTTCACTGGTTTGCAGTTGCGACCGGAATTACGCAGCCAAATCAGGCAGAACATTGGTTTTAACCCTAATACTCAAGGCGAGTTTGGTCAACCCCCAGCCCAATCTGAAGATATGATGATGGAAGGCGGATTGACCGGTGTGCCTAACTTGGGAGCTGGCGTACCCGAACAGGCTATGCCTTCAATCTAATGGATAAAATAGAAGGATATAAGGATCGCAGCCAAGAGGTGGTTCGGCCTACCAAGACTATGGCCGAACGCACTATGCTAGCTTATCATCTAATCTGCGATCTATTGATTGATCTGTTGGAACGGATGGAGCAGATTGATCAGGCGGTTAGTGTCTTGCCACAACCAGATAAAGCAGAAGTAGTAGAAGAACTTTTTTATCAGGATGCTAAACAAAAAGCTAAGGAAAAACTGGTTATGGATATGGAACTAGCTAAGAAGATTCCGCGATTAGTGCCCTTCATGCTGCCTGAGGATGCGGAACATCTAGAGAGTGAGCACAAAAAAAGTTTGCATTTAGAAGTCAATCAAGATAATCTTTAACTCGTTCTAATAAGGATTTAAAATGGAACAAGATCAAGGCCAGGGCCATCAACCCGAAGAGTCGCCTGTTGCCCCAGAAGAATCAACTGGGATAACTTCAGAGTCGGAGAATGGTACAGCCCCTGAACAGTCAGATTCGGCTGGCTCAGTGTCGGAGATGGAGGCTCTCCGTAAACAAGCCTACCACGGCAGCCGTAAGATTTCTCAGTTAACGACTGATAAGTCGGATTTAACTTCGGAATTGCAACAACGGGATGCTAGGATCCAAGCCTTGGAGAACCAGGTCAACATGATTAGCCAGCAACAGCAAACTAACGCTGAAGCCGGTTATGACTATGACCAGAATCAAGGTACGGACGAAGACTACAAGTTGTACAGAAATGCTACGCAGGAGTTGGCTAATGTCTATGGCGAGATTAAAGATGATGTAGCCTCTTTGAAAGACCAGAATCAAAGACGGCAACGAATCAAAGATCTGCAAGACAACTTTGGTTTAGCTTACGAGGATGCGGACGCAGCGGTACAATACCGTGATAACGGCGACGACGTTAATTTTGCTAAGGTCGTCAATTTAGGTTCTGCTCAACAGCAAGCTCGGCAACAAGCCAGGTCCCAGCGACAAGAGCAGATAAGTGCAGCTTCTGTAGTCAATGAGGGGTCTGCGACTCCCTCCGGCACTCCAGCCAACGTGGAGCAGCAAGCTGAAGATATCGCTACTGGTAAGGTCAACCAACGCGATGTCAGTAAAATGTTGGCTGAAAATCCAGATTTACTGGACAAATTGTCAACTCGTTTCCTGAAGTAATTTAGCAGCGAGTTGTTTTAAAATGATCAGTGTGTGGGGGTGGCTGAAGAGTGCCGCCCCCATTACTCTTCCACTGTTGTCACAACCTTTTATTAGGAGTAATTGTAATGGCAGCAGTACTTGATCAGATCACTATAGCCACTTTGGCTATGCACGGTGATCTGAATACAGCCGTGCTATCGCGTGACTCAGCCGCTTTAAGGATCTTCCAAGATGCAGCGGTAGAGAATACCGGTAGTCCGCTTAATGTTAAGATACGCTATAAGCGTAACAATGGTGGCTGGTACAGCAACTTTGACCAGTTTAATACCACCAGAGTTGAACAGTTTGCTGAAGGAACCCTTCAGTGGGCTAATGTTTACGTCAACGTCACCATCGATGAAGATACCTTGGTAGAGAACAGTGCTTATAATATCAAGGACCTGATGTCGATGGATAACCTGAAAAATCTGCCTACCCGTGACCGTAATACCATCTTCAACCTGTTCGGTGAAGAGATGGCTGGTGCGCTGGACGATATTCGCAAACTGTTGGCTACCTCGGTTTATTCTGATGGTACTGGCAATAACGGTAAAGAACTTACCGGTTTAAAAGCTATTGTGGATAGCGGTACAGCTTATGCAGGTATTTCCGCTACTGAGCTGGGCTCTTTTGATTATAACGGCTTCTTGTCCACCACTACTGATGGGGTATGGGCTGGTCGTGAGAAAAGTCTAGCCAGTGCTTCTATCACTTTGGATGAATTAGCTAACGGATTAAACGATGCTAACCAGGGTGGTGCGGATAGTGTAGATTGCATCTTCTGTCCTTTGGACATCTATTCTAGTTTAGAGCTTCAGTTAGAAGGTCAACGCACTCGCGTTAATGCCGACATGGCCGATATCGGTTTCCGGCAGAATATCGAGTGGGTAAGTTTCGGAGCAACGATCTATCCAGATCCTTACTGCGAAGCTAATACCGTCTATGGTATTAACAAGAACCATACCCGGATGTATATTCATCCAGCTTTAAACATGGAATTCTCAGGCTTTAAAGAGCCGACTGATCAAGCAGCTATAACGGGTCAACTCAAACTTAAGACCCAGATGGCTTGCGATGACAGAGCTAAAAACTTTAAACTGACTAACGTCAATCCATAAGGGAGGCTGATAATGTCTAATCAAATTTTGACCGCTCAAGATTTATCGCTTGAAAGTTCGGCCCCTTTAGTTCAGGCAGGTACTATCCTTAATGATTATATGGGGCGTACTTGGGCTTATGTTCAGGCCAGTGAAGCTTTATCACAAGGTGATGCTTTAACTCCAACCAGCTATGCCGCTATTGATGCGGATGTCGATGCTACTGCTGCTGCTGGAACCCGAAGGGTTACTGGCACTGGTGACTTTACTGCTGCGGTTTTAGTCGATATGGCTGGGCCTTTGGTTAAGGACGGCAGTGGGAATATCCTGCAAACGCCTGATGGCCATGTCTATTGGTTGTGGGTTAATGCTGGAGCTTCACAAGGTCAAGGTGGTCCTATTGTTCAGCGTGTTAGTGACAATGCAGTCGATGTCTATTTTGTTAATTCTAGTGATGGAGCCATTGCTACCGGATTAACAACTAGCAGTGATTATGTTGTATTGACTACTACTCGAGTAGATAAAGCTGATGCAGCGGCAGGTACTGATACAGTTGGTGGCTTTGTCCAACGTCAGGGCGGAGTTACTGATGAGTATTGGAGCTGGGTTTTAATCAAAGGATGGGGCGTAGGTAGTATTGACACCAGTGATACTGCTATTACTGCGGGGGAGCAATTAGTGACTGGCACAGATGATGGCACTGTTCAGGGTGTCACTACTGGTACGGCTGCTGATTTAGCCCATATGATTGGTGTAGGTACTATGGATCAAGATGCAGATGGTCTGGTTCCAATCTATGCTAATTGTGCCGAGATCTTTAGATCTTTGCCTAAGGCTCCAGCTTCGTTAAGCACAGCTTTCCCTGGCTCTGAAATCTAGTCTATTACAAACTTAGTCCATTATAAATGGTAGGAGGTAGGGTATAATGGCAACAGCAACTAGAACGGCACCGTATAAGAACTACGAGAAGTATTCGCCTTTCGCGGTACATCTACGTAGACGTTCTATCGGTGCTAACTTGGATTCTGATGGTAATGTACGCATTTACCGCGCACCTGATTCTAGCTTAACAGCGGCTAAGAATGTAGGTCTAGTCATTGAGCAAGCTGATACTACTAACAACCCCACAGCCTTGGTTATCAAAAACTCGGGCACGGGTGTGGGTATTGACTTGACTGATAGTACTGGTAGCGATGGTGTTATAAAACTGCCAGCTTCGGCAATCACTAGTGCGGGTACATTATCACAACAGTTTCCTGTTCGAGTAGGATCCACTACATTTTACTTGTATGGATATACAACAGGAAGCTAAAAAACTTACTGTAGTACAGCAGTCGAGGTTGCAACTTCTTTCTGATTTACAGGAGCAGGTTGGTTCCTCGATTGCTGGGTTACAGCAAACTTCTGAATTCCTTCAATATAACTTTCAATTAGAAATTGACCAGATTATGGATCAGTACGGGTTAACCGAGGATTCACAGATCAATATCAAAACTGGCCTGATCACAATGGCTTTAGAGGAGGCCTGATGCCTTATTCTCTAGATGAGCTGAAAGTCCTCTTGCGGCAGCGTATCGGTGAACCGGAAAGCGGGACCTTTACCGCTGCTACTACCTACTCTGATCCAGCCAGTACTCGTGACGAACTACGCGATTACATCAATCGGGCCCAGAAGAAAGTAGCAGAAGATACTATTGGTCAGGGTCATGCTCTGCTAACTGGACGCAGAAAGCTAATGGTAGAGCCCAATGTCTACGAATATAGCTTACCCGGCGACTTCATCTCTGTTCTTAACTTGTCACACTTTCATCAGGATATCTTCCATCGTCTGACTCAGCATCCCTTATCGCATTTACAGAACAACTTCAATCCTCTCTCTACCGCTTCTATCTATACCCATTACGATGTTTATGGCCAAACAGCTTCGGTTATAGCTGAAGGTACATCGATGGAAGAGTCCGTTACAGGTGTTGCCTTGTATGACCGTCTTGGCACTTTCACCACTGACGGTATTACTGTTAATGTGGACCAGCTCTATAACCTAACTGATGATAGCATTGGTACTATTACTGC